GCAAGAAATCATCTCATCATCTTCGGCTGAAAATAGAGAAATAAGGGCGGCCCGGCGAATGCCGCCGGCCAAAACAGCATCAGCGATATGACATATCATATCGTGTACTTCGATAGGCCGCAGCTTATCTCCATTTTCTTTAGCTTCAAGCATTCCTTCAAGCTTAACCAAACACTCCTTAAGAGGTTGTGGGCCGGGGGCCTTTCCGCCAGAAGTTACCAAACGTGCTCCTTTGGGCCGGATATCGGAAAAATCAAAGCGTAGTTTTGAAGTGCCGCGGAAATAACAGGTTATAAGCGCCTTTACCGCATCGGCCCAGCCTTCGATGGAGTCACCAATAAGATAGCGATAAGTACGCTTGCCGTTGGGTTTCATAATTTCAGGTAACTTTTCTACGTGATGACGCTGGACTGAATAGCCCACTCCGGTGCCGCCAAGAAGCAGAAACATAATCTCTCCAAAGGCACGGGTATCATCAATGGGCATAAAAGCGCAATTAAAAATTCGGTTTGGAGCAACTTCAATCGGTTTGCCACCGAACTGCATACTTCTCATTGATGGTAAAACTTTCTTTTGATATACATATTCATAGGCTTTTTCGATTTCAGTTTCTAGGGTTGGATACTTCTTAATATGCATCGCCTTATTGCGATCTGTTAACTCCGTAAACGATTCGCGGCGATAAGAATCCTTTAAATAGCGTGCATACTTCATGTGCACGGTGATTTCTGACAAAATACTTGCTGCTAATTCCATTATTGTTCTCCGTTTTTCTTTTTGGATTGCCTAAACTTTTTATACTTCTCTTTCAAAACTTCGCTTTGATCCCTAGTGGATAGCATCTTTTGCTCTTCTCCAGTGGGCTGTAATACTTTTATTTGTACGTTCGTGGTATGCATCGAAATCGGGAATACCAGACCGTCGGGGCCGTTCCTGTTTTTGGCAACAAAAAACCTACCCGAATTACTTTGCTTATCTTCTATGGTCCTTGAAAGCGAAAAAATAAAGTCTGACACAAAACATTTGTTATAAGCTTCTGAGATTGATTCCATTGTGATAACTTCAGCATTCAGGCCAGATCTATTTGTTTGAGACGCGGTCCAGACACAGCAATTAAATTCCTTTGCTAAACCTCGCATCTCTTCATAAATAGATTCCAACTCATGTCTTTTCTCATTTTTAGCCGAAATTGGTCGTAATAAATCTCCATAATCTACGATGACCATGTCTGGGTGGATGTCTCTCATTCTTAGTTTTTCTAAATGTGTTCGAAGGGTGCGCGTCGACGCAGATTTGGTCGGATATTCCTTAACGATCAGCACCCCGTCTAGGCCTTGAACCGTTTCATAGATTTCTTCTTTGAAGGTGCGTAAGTCTCCAAGAGGGATCTTTGTGATGCACGAATCATAACGATTCGCGGTGGCGACATCGGCCAACTCAAGAGTATAATGTACTACAGTCTTGCCCAACTTGATAGCTTGTGATCCTAAATGGACCAAAACCATTGACTTGCCAGCGCCTGTCGGGGCGATGACAACTCCAAGCTCCCCTATCCCAAGACCACCTTGGCAGAGATCATCAATCTCTTGCCAACCTGTAGATACCGGGTTTCGAGCTTTAAACTCGAACCGTCTCTCAAAATCTTTTAAATAATCATAACCAAAATCAGTAGGATCACCCAGCTTAATCGCATTGTTGATAATCGAAGCGATCTCGTCAAAAGAAGACTTTTGAAGTAAGCCAACAGACTTAATCATAGCTTCTTTAAGCTTTTGCTTCCGGCAGAAATCAAGAGCAATATTTTTAATATACTCTGAACCGTTGACTTGCGTATTGTGAATGCGCGCAAAATAATTTCTAAGTTGCTGCTGTGTAGCAACGTTTTCATCTTCCAGGTCAGCCCGAATTATAGAAATCATAATTTTATAAGTCGGGTGAACATCGTATTCTTCGCGATATTCGAAAATCTTCTTAACGAAAACGCGCAGGTACCGAAGCTCCAGAAAGTTAATATCTAGAACCTCCATAATCTGATCGGCGAAGGGCCGATCCTGTAAGATCATCTGGCATAACGACTCTTGAAAGTCTTTACCATACTTGCTAAAACTAGGTTTACCTGTGCCCACTAAATCCCCCTGTGACTATTAAATATAGCCTATCTTGACGCGTTTGTCAAGCAGCTTCTCTGTTTTTCTCAACTAATCCGCGGAGCATCGCCATAAGCTCGGACCAATCATAAGAACCAAAACCATGTTCCACGGATGTACGTTTTAGCTCAGTTGCGTTCAGTTCAAATTCAAAGTTATCAAGTGCAAAGCTGATCTTTTGACGGCCTTGGACTGAGATGCTGGGAGGTGTAAGATTCATCACTTTGTAGTTTGTTTCTATCGTATCCCAACCTTCCACGATCCTTTCGTAGAACTTTAATTTACTATCAATACTGGTGCAATGATCATAAACCTCGTCAAGCGTGTGCATCTTGTCTTCGCACAAAAAGTCCAAACGCTTCGATATGGTCGCCAAACCAGCCCCTCGGATACCTGCGAGATTATCGGACTTATCGCCGGCAATAGCTCGGGCGATCACGAAATTCTCGGGCGAAATACCATATTCTTCAATAACAGTTTTCTTGGTCCAGGCTTTCTTTTGAATGGGGCGATATAGCACCGTCTCCTCATCGAGAAGCTGAAGAAAGTCCTTATCCGAAGAAACGATAACCTTCTGCCAACCAGCATACTTGGGCGACTGGGTGACCATGGCGATAATGTCATCGGCCTCGGTTCTATCCAGTACAAGCTGCATAATGGGCATTTCATTTAACATTTCCATGAGGATCCTCTGTTGCCAGATCATGTTCTCTTTCTCGGACTGCTCCGACATGCCCTCGATCTTATAGTTCTTGCGAAGGGGCTTGCGACCCTGCTTGTACTCCTTGACCACCGTGCGGCGTTTCTGTGAGCCGCCGGCACCATCCCAACAAACAATGACCCGGTCGGGCCTCGCTTCTCTCATTAACTTCTTAACCGAATTGACAAAGCCGACGGCGCCGCCGATTGGATTACCATTTGTAGATATCATCGGATTAACAATGTAATTCCGAATAAACATATTAAGTGCATCAATTACTAATAGACGCTTCATATTACTTCCCCCATGGGCTTAACAAATAAAGCCCCTCAACATGATTAATATACCATGTTGAGGGGCCGGCGTCAAGCTAAAAAAATATTTAGCGGCGCACTCTAACTCTTTTCTTGCCTTTAACCACGATAGTCGGCCGTGGCTTGACAACAACAGTCGGGCGTGGTTTGACAACAACAGTCGGGCGTGGCTTGACAGCGACCGGGCGCGGCCTGTAATTATAAACCACATGTGGCCGCGGCGTTGGGTTAACCACAACCGGACGTACTACCGGCGGCCGAACCACGACCGGACGTACTGCGGGTGGTCGGACCACAACCGGGCGCACTACCGGCGGCCGAACCACGACCGGTGTCGGTGGGTGGTGATGAACCACGACTGGCGTCGGTTTTACTGGATGGCGAATCACAATTGGTGTGATCACACTAGTGGCCACTGGGATCGGGTGATGCGCGTGCGTGTGGCCGCAGCCGGCGAACAGCACAAAACAAATAAGACTTTTCATTTTTATATTCTCCAATACTAATTAGACGCTAAAGATACAAATCTATTCATTTTCGCCATCAATATCATAAAATTCTTTTGCATCGGCTTCTTTCTTCTCGAATTTAAGAATCACTTCTTGCTCGATAAGTTGTAAAATGCGATTACGGAACTTGTCATCCTGTAACTTGTTAACCCAATTGGTCTTCTGGAACTTCTCTTTCGAACCGTCCTCATGCTCTAGCGTGTACCAGGCGCCGCCAATGTGAAGATATTTGGAACTCTTAATAGCTTCCAGCCAAGACTCTTCATCTTGAATCTTCACATCCTCGCCGGCCCATAGAATCTTAAATGTGCATTCTCGCGCATCGGACCCAAACCTTGACTTCTTAACCTTAGCCTTGACCTCGGTACCTACCCTAAAGCCCTTATCGTCGTAAATGAAGCTTGCCTTGCCGCGGCGGGCGGTAAGCCAGATACGAAGTGAATAAGCATAGATTGCAGCCTTTCCACCAGGGGTGAAATAGGGTTCCAAACGGGCTTCTGCGATATTGCTTGTGATATTGGTCTTCAGTTGATTTAGAATAAGCAAGGTTGACTGCGAGTTAGCAATCGGAACTACAAGCTTAGCAAAGCCCTTTGATAGAATGCGAGGTTTAACCGCCATACTGGATAAAGGGTTAAAATCACCATCGATATCCGAGATAGCTGGCGTCATAGCCAATGAATCCCAAATAAAGAGCATTCGGTTTTCGTTCCCGCCTATAAGATCTTCAATCGTCTCTAAGACAAATTCGACTGATTGAGCCTGGATATAAAGTAGGTTCTCTACATCGCAACCGGCGTTGGCCAGAAATTCAGGATCTACAGCAGATTCGGAATCAAAATAAACAACGTCAATTCCCATCTTTTGGGCGTTGCCGGCAACTTGCGCTGCCATATATGATTTACCCGAAGCCGAAAGGCCGGCAATCTCACTGATCTTGCCAATTGGAATACCAGCGTATTTGCCTCGACAAACAATGGAGTTTAGCCAGCGTGAGCCGGTTGGAATCCATTCTTTGACTTCTGTGGGGTTTGAGTCTCCCAGATCGTGGGCGACTGTAATACCGGCCCTTTTGTTAACCAACTTTCGCATATCAGCGATAGAAAGTTTACCGGCTTTTTGTTTTCGAGCTTTGGCCACTTAAGCAGCCAGCGTTACGAAGTTACCGTTGCCATCGCGAACTTGGCAAGTCCAACCCGGTAGTGGATTGTAGCGTTGCTCATTGAGTTCTCCAAGCGCAATACTGAGTTCCATTGTAAGATTTGTCCAGCCTCGCTTGTGATCGAAGCGCTGGGTTGATTGCTCAATCCAGTCATAGTCATAAAAGCCACTGTCGATTACCTCTGCAACGAAATCAGTAAAGCTTTCGTCTCCGCGGTCATACTCATCGAGCAAACCGTCGGCGCGCATCTCCTCAAGAATGGGGTTGCCCTTCTCATAGAAAACGCCTTCTGTAATGGCTTCCGCAAGAGCATAGGCGGCTCCTGTTTCGCCCATTGCGGTTTCAACGTGTGTTTCGTTATAGTGGAAGACATCACAGCCCTCCTCCCATTCGAACGTTACTTCGGTTTCGTCAGTAGCACCAAGTGCCCTGATCTTATCATAGAATGATTGGAATGTTTGTTCTGTCATTTTTGCCCCCTACGGCTGTTATTGTTGTTGATAAAAGTGAGGCATCTGTAAACCCATGCCTCCCTGCGGTTTAACTACTAGTAGCTATTCACTTCTCTAATGTTCACGGCGGCTAGACCTTTCCTGCTTTCACTAATCTCATACTCAACTTCATCACCCTCGTGGGCCGATTCGGTCTGTAACTCCGAGACGTGGAAGAAAAGATCTTCCCCTTCATTTTGAGTAATAAACCCAAAACCCCTGTTCGTATTAAAGAACTTAACTTTACCTGTACTCATTATTATTTCTTCTCTTTTATTTTATCTTAAAAAGCGAGACATCTGTAAACCCATGCCTCCCTGCGGTTGGGGGATCATTCCACGTTAGTGGAGGCAGGGTCCGCGATGACGTCTATTTCGAGCGCATCATCATTCAGAATAACCTTCTCAGCAGTGACCTCAGTGGTTTCCGAAGTATTATCTTCGACAACCACCTCGGCTACCTCTTCAATGTTCTCAATATTGGCAGTTACACCATTATTAATGAAGGAATGACCAATAAAAAGAAACAGCGCCACTAACGCGAGGCCAGCGAATCCTAGGATTGCTGTTTTACTTTTAAGTTTTTCATTTTCAGACATATTAAATTTTTTCCTTTATAATTATGTATGAAGGCATCTGTAACCCCATGCCTTCCTGCGGGTGCAAATCAGACGGTCTGATCTGTATCTGTATCTGAGTCAGTATCTGTATCCGTGTCGGTATCCGTGTCGGTATCCGTGTCGGTATCAGTATCAGTGTCGGTATCGGTGTCTGTCTCTACCACATCGGTATCGGCCGGCACGTCATCACATTCTGGGGCGCAGCCCGTGGCAAGTGCTGCGAGCAGCAAAAATGCAACCCCCACCACAAAACCTACAACGTGATCACGACTAATAAAACTAAACATATTAATTTTCTCCTTTATGCATTCATCAGTTCGTTAAAAGCGGCATCGACGCTAGTCGTCGAGCCTTTGTTATCATACTTGATAACATCATCAGAACCCTCGTCTTCCCCAGCCAACCACTCATCGAGCATGGCTTGGATTTCCTCGGGCGTTTTACGAGTAAAAAGACCATCAAATTCCGGAATATTATCCAGAAGTTCCGCACACTTCTCTGATCCACCAACAGCTTCATCACACAAAGGTGAAGTTCGCCGGCGAGGGGTTAGAGTGGTTTGCGGGAACTGTGCCCCAGGCGGCTTACCATACTTGAGAACAAGGTCAGTGCCCGTCTCGACGTCGGTAATATCACCGTATTCGGGGTTGAGAACAAGGTTCAACAACTCCTGGTACGCCATCTTGCCGAAGCCCCAGATCCGGACGCCCTTCTCTTCCTCTCCGCGGACCAAAACAGGTGCGAAGAAGCGTTGACGAGCCATAAGATCTTTGGCCATCTTGATGGAATCTTCAGTTCCTTCGTTGAACAACTGACGAACGAAATCGTTCAGAGGGTCATCGATGCCGAAGTTTCGCTTCGGACTAAGAAAACCAGGGTTTTTGCCCAGGTTATAATGGAACCAATACTCCTTAAAAGGATCTCCATCGGCAGTTGGAACAATACGAATTGTTTGTTCACCATCTTCTGGACGCCAAAAGGCAGAATCCTTCTTTTGTCCTCGGGATTGGAGCGCTTCCAACTTGGAGCGCATTTTTTCTAGATCAATAGCCATTTTTTACTTTTCCTTTTTTGTTATTAAAGTCAGAGCGGCAAATATCCCGTCTCTGCTAGCTTTGAATGTTTGGACTATAGGCTAAAATATAACCATAGTCATTTTCATATTTTGTAGGGTAGACGCCGAACGAAACATCCACAGTCTCGTCATTTGTCTTTCCTTTCATTTGCGAAACAATCTTCTTGTGAAGACTGCCATCTTCTCGCAACCTCTTTTCACCTACCCCATAAATATAACTGATTTCACGTACCATGTCAAGGGAAAAAAACATGTTTTCTTCATCTTTCTCGATATCGTAGATACCAATTGTACAAATCTTACGAGTCTCTTTGGGGGAGGACAACGAGCCCATTACGGGCTCATCATTATTAAAAATGTTTATCATGTGCATCGTGTACACAATCAGTTCGTTCAACTTCTCGTAGTAGACCATAATAGGAACCGTTCCTAAAACATTTTCTACTTCCGAGTTTGACACCAAGTAAATTCTGTTAATCGCACTAGATCGAGCATATTGCTGCAACACGTTATATGTTACTTTTTCGTGCAGCTTCTTCGGTTCGCTTAATAGTTGTGTGTCTGGGCGTATGTATAATATATCTATCGTGCATGCGTCTTTGATCTGTTCTGCTATTCTAAGGGACATGGCGGATATATCTCCAGATCCGCCGATTACAAAAATTGTCTCGCCCTCTATGCCTTTAAAGAACTTTTTTAAGGAAGGCGCGTTAGATTCATACTCTTCCGGCCCTCTCTGATACTTTATATTATAGCATGATGGGCCCTCGATGTCAACATCAATCTTGAATATTTTGTATTGGGAATACTCACTGAATCTATCAGCAATCGCACATCCCGCCTTTCCTAGCCCTATAATGTTCACAGGTTCAGTGTCCTTAAATTTCCAAAATCTTTCCCAGCCTTGACGTTCACCATAAATCTGCCCAAGGCTGTATCGGAGAAGATTTCAATCAACTCTGGTATAATATACCTCTCTTCATCTGGTATGTCAAGCACTATATTATCGTGGATCGTGAAAGCGATGAAAGAACGTCGATCTTTCAGGAAATTATTTATCTTGATCACCTGCCTCAACACAAGGTCGGCTGTGGTGCTTTGGATGATGTAGTTCAGAGCATGCTTGTCATCTGCCTCGATCTCGCGTCCAAACATCGTCTTTACAAGATCACCAGACCAATACATTTCCTTTACCTTGTCTCGGTCATATATGCTTGAAAGAGCAGGGTTTATTTTGTTCTCATCATAGAGCCACGAGAAGAGCTTTTGCTTGGCCTCCTCGCGCGTGGTACCTTTAGGGAACACGTTACCCGCATTCCACTCATGGATGTCTTCTAGGGGTGTCTCTGCGCCTCCTAGGGCCATCAGCGTTCGCAGTTCGGCAGCGTTAAAATCAAGCTCGACAAACCAGTCTTGGGTCGGCTTTACGATGGAACGAAAATCCTTATCCATTGTCATAATTGGAAAGGAGTTCTTTTGGGTTGTCAAGCGGCCGGTCTTCGTTCCGTTGATATTATAACGACAATACGGCTCAATTTGAGCATACTTCTTCATCGCCTGACGGAACTTGGCCAAGTGTGCCCTCTCCGATAGGGAAGATACGTCAATATTTAGCTTCTGATGCTTTATCCGAGTTAGGGCTTTAGTCAAATCAACCAAAAAGTCGTAATTTTGCGGTTTTTCGTAGTTTTCGAAGACATATTGAGTGATTTTATTACGAATTTCGCAATAATCAACCAAAAATGGCCTCGGAACGAGGTCAAAAAAACAATTCTCGTTCATGTTAACCTTCGCCAGCACGAACGAGCGATAAAATGCTTTTAATTTAGCCTCAATACAAGCCCAATCATCCACTAGGGCGTTGGGACAAACGTCACCAAGGCTCCGATTTCCGCAGCGTACACTAGCGTACTCAACGCTGTCTTCTTCAAGATATTCTGCATACTTCCACGTTCTTTCAAGGCCTTCTGGGAGCCCTTGGAAATAGAGTTTTCCATCCTTATATACTCCTACACATTCACCCTTGTCGTCGAGTGTTTGAAAATACAATATTCCCCCGAATATTAATAAACTATAAAGTTTGACGCCTGAACGCTTCTTCGAACTGTTTCTGTTACATCGGCTTCCGTCGCTGAAGGGTCTTCTGACATCTTCAATCTGGTCACATCATGAAACAGGGAGCCCTCAAAGTGCTCGATGTTATCAAACTTACTTACAATGTAACCCAGTGCGGTCGGCCTGTCAAGGGAATTCGCTAAATCAATTGATCTATTTATGATTTCCTGCAATACTCCTTCATTATAAAGCATGCTTGTTTCGATATTTCTAATTCTGGCGTATATTCCTAGCCAATATGCCGTACCGTACTGAAGATCGATCTCGGTAACGTTAACTGGAGTTCGATTTATAGTTTTGACTTTTTTGCAGTTTGCAAAAACTGTCTTTGCTGAATCAGGACTGGCTGTGGGGCCGGCTTCTTTTATTATTGTTAGAGGATTGGCGGCAACAAACATATTGTATGTGCCCACCAATAAATTTATTACTGAATAAATATCATCTTGATACGTTGTGGTGAATGCACTAGTAAGGACGGTGGTGGCAGTCGGGTTGGTACCTCCAAAGTTCCTTTTAATATACGGTGTCATCCTGGGAGAATTCAAATCTGCTATCAATCGCCACGGAACATGCTTATCAATCATAAAACCATATGTATAAGCTAAGTTCTTTAAATATTCAAAATTCCTATCCTTATAAAACAAGTCCACTTTTAACTGATCGTCTCCATAGTCACCCTCATAAATTTCAAACACCAATCCGCTGACTCGGGGTGACATATATCTTGTAAGGAAGAACATTGTTCTTGTAACCGGCAAATACTTAGCCGTTAAACTAATATAGTCCATAAAAACTGGGAGGAAGGAATCGAAATCGGATATCTCTTCTATCCTGTTAAAATTATCAACATATCTTTGAAAATCTTTCTTTGTCCCCTCAATGTACTTGTCGTATTCTCTAAGTGGGCTTATATATGCTTTTTTTACCGTCAAGGCTGATAATGCTTTCGAATCGCGTGAAATCTGACCGGTCCTATAAGCCTCATCAAATCTTCTTTTCATATCATCGAAAGCCTCTACAACTAAATTTAATCCTTGCTCGGTTGAACCAGGGAACATTCTAAGAAAAGTAGAATTTGGAAATACTGTATTTTTAATAAGATGATCTAATCTGCCATATAATATTTTTTCATCTTTTAGGAAATCTTTAATTTGATTTGTCTCTAGTGTTGGCTCTACAACCTTCTCTAATAAGG